ACACGATTGATCGCATAGAGCATGATGTTTTTCAGAGAGGGCAGCCCATGGGGAGCGCGATGAGCTTCCCTCTGCTTTGTCTGATTAACAAGGCTGTAGTTGACCTTTCTCTCGCGGACCTATTGGAAACAAAGAAAATTGGATGGGCTGAGTTCGTCCAGCATCGCTGTCTCATCAATGGCGATGATCTTCTCTTGAGGGAACCCAAAGTGGGATCCGATATCCTGAAAAAGGCCGTCATACGCAATGGCGGGGAAGTAGGGCTTATCGTCAATGAGGACAAGAGTGGAGTCTCTGCAACCCATGCAGAGATAAATTCCACCATGTTCGAACGTTCCATGGCGGGGTGGGAGAAGAAAAAGAAAACAAACGGAAATTCTCTGTATATGTCACCTGATGTCCAAGATGTCCTCGGAGTCGCTTTCGAGGGCACGCGGACAAAGGAAGGTTTCATACGAGTTGTACGCGCAAATGCGAAGCTTTTGGCTGAGCAGGAAGATAAGCTTCTCTGGAAGCTACCCTTCTCGTACCAGGCCGCAGCGAGGAAAGACAAGAAGATAAAGAAATCGCTGTTAGTGAGCCCTCCTGCCTCGCAGGATGATCAATGGAATCTGTTCCCGGTTGTCTCGGCCCCAGAGGGTTATGAGATGACTCATGAAGAAACCAGAGAAATCCTGACTTCGGAGGTAGACAGAGTCCGAAAAAATGCGATCGAACTTCAGAAGGCGAAAGCAATGAAAGCCTTCTGCCAACGGAAGGGAGTTACTGATTCGTGGGCCCAGTTTACTTTTGGCCCGCGCAAGGTAAAGAAGCCAATCCCTCATGGAAAGAGCTGGCGATCGCTCATAAAAAAGAAAAAGGGTCCTGTCGAGGAAAAAGTCCTTCGATGCCTCGCAGAGGCCTACCTATTAAAGAAGAAAGAAAGGCTGGTGAGAGAAGAGGTCGAGACAACCTCTGCCGCGGGTATTTTCGATTTGTTTCATGACATTTCGTTGTACCCCAGTGCAATTCAATATTTAACTGAACTCATCAGGGTGGATACACCAAAATCTTGTCTGGAGCGAAAATCCCCCCAAGCAGCGGATTTTATCTGGTCCCTCTCCTGTCACCAGGAGACGGCGCTGCGCCCAGTCCCAGTCCAAGCCAGGAACTGGGAGTGGAACGCACGGTTTTTTAGTTTTTCGGAACAAAAGGAATTACTGGAGAAAATGAAACTGCTTTTGACAAAGCTTAGGC